CCGAAGCCGATAAACTTCGCGGCGATACGAAAGATCCGAAAGTCACCAAGGATTCGCAGCGTCTTGAATTTGATTGGAATCTTGTTAGGAAACAGCGCGAGCAGGTGCAGTTTGATGTTGATGAAATTGACAAGGAATTCCGGCGCGCTTTTAATGAGGCTGATTTGCAAATTAAGCGCGGTATTTACTCTGAGACCCTGTCGAAGATTGATAAGTTAATTGCTGATAAAGAAGTTTCGGAGGAAATGAGGCAGAATTTGCAGAAACAACGTGATTTGATTGAAGCCCAAATTGATTCTACAAAGGCCCAGACTGATCTCAGTAAGGCTCAGACTAAAACAGAGGATGCTCTACGTAACTATCGTGTTAAGCTTACCGGTGCTCAAACTACTGAAGTTCTTTCTATGGCTGGCCTTAATGATGTTAGGCGAGACCGTGAAAAGTACGAGACGTTTCTTCGGTTGCTCGATATTGACGATGCTTCTAACGGTGCTGAATTTGCCCAGCGTGTTGTCCGTCAGTTATTAGGCCGCTTTAATGCTGATCTTTCGGATTATAAGCAAAAGATGATTTCTGATTATCTTGAAAAAATTTGGTCGAATCAGAAACCGTAGGTATATTTGGGTATGGAAATCTTTTTGTACATACTGTTTTTATTGCTTGCGCTGGCTGGCGCTATTGTTGTTCCTATCCTCCTTGCCTTGCTTTATATTCGGACCTTTATTGTCCTGTATCGTCGCTTTTTTGGTGAGGACCTTTTTAAGTAATGTAAGGCCCGGAAAACTCTCCGGGCCTTTTTTTAGTCGTAAGACTGGAGCGGTGTCGCACCGCTAGGACTTAATATTGTGTTTTTACACTTGTAATTTACATATGTAAAATCTTGATTATTAATGTGTTATGTTCTGCACGCCCGCGTGACCTTCCCGACGGTCCGGCCGCCTTTGCTTTGGGCTCACTCCATAGCCCGAAGCATTGGCGCGCCGGACTACTTTGTTTGATTGACTTCCTTATAGCGCAGTATCTTGATGACCCAAGATACGGAGTGTCTCCGATATGTAACGTGCGTACGTGTGCTTCACGCGTGCGCGCGAAATTCATATTCGGATATAATTGTAAAAAATTTCACTTTTTTTTGGACTTGTAAATATTATTTGTATATTTGCATTGTAGTTCTCTACTACTCGTTCTTTGACGTCTTGCCACCTTTGTTAACTCTCTCTTCTGTGGCGAGATGCTCCCCTACCCTACCGCTTAACTTGTTGGTAATGAATATATTACCATTATGTTAAATTCTCGGAGAGCATGTCCACTTGATACGTTGTGCGTAAGCACTTTTTGAAATGGAATTTATAATAATATTATGTTAGACGAAAAACTTGTTTTAATGATTAATCTTTCAAAGCTTGTTGCCGTTAGCGAATATCTTCGTGAACGCGGTGATGAGCATGTTTGTATCGTTCTTGATAGGATTGTTAGTGGTCTTCAAGATGTATTATTTGATTCAAAACGGAAATAAATTATGGAAACTCCCGAAGTTGTAATTGTTCTTCCTAATGGCACTGAAATTCAGTGTACTGCTAAATCTGCTAAGTACCTTATTATTGGTCTTGGTTTGGAATCCGTTTTGAAGCATGGAAAGATTGAAGAACTTGCTGACAAGTAAGAAATTTTGGACGCTTGTAAGCGCGATTATTGCCGCTCTTTCGGCGTTTTTTCTTACGTCTTGTTCTACTTCTCACTATGTTGCTCAAAGTGTTTCCAGCTTTGTGAAAGGTGATACTACTACTACCATTATTAAATATGAGCAAGTTGGCTCTATAAAGAAAAAGTAATTTGTTATGGAAATTCAGAAAGAGTATATTATTGTTGTGAATGGTCGTCCCTATTTTTCGGTTGTGGATATTAAGCATCTTTCTGCTGTGATTGACGATGCTAAGGCACGTTTCGGTGTTGATTCGAAAATCGAAGTCATTATGCAGACTACCGAACCGTATGCACCCGGAGAGAATAACGGTAACTAAGGATATTTTTGAGCGTCTTATGGCTTCGAATTCGTGGCGAGGTCTTGAAGCGTTAATAACTTGGTCCGATTCTGTGACTTGGAAAATCAAAGCGGGCAAAATGCCCGTTTTGGTTATTCAGTATGATCATTTTGACGACTTTATTCGCTGGAAAGATTGGGTATCGCATGTTTCCTTTCCTTATGCTTATACTCGCGCTATTGATGACGTTGTTATTGTAGAGGTCCCCGTCGAGCCTTTTTTTCGTTTTACAGTTTCTTCGAAGAAGTGGCATGTGAACAACCAAAGGTGATCGTCAACCGTCGTTATGCGACCATGACAAATACCGAGATTGTTAATTATGCTAATGTTTATTATGGTTGTTTTTGGCCTCCGGATTATATTTTAGAGGTTCCTTGTGGTTATTGCCATTCTTGTCAGAAGTCGTATAATAATCAATATCGCATACGCCTTTTGTATGAACTTCGTAAATATCCGCCTGGCACTTGCCTGTTTGTTACTTTAACCTTTGATGACGATAACTTAAAGAAGTTTTCGAAAGACACGAATAAGGCTGTTAGATTGTTTTTGGATCGTCTTCGTAAGGTTTATGGTAAACAAATCCGGCATTGGTTTGTTTGTGAGTTTGGCACTCTTCGTGGTCGTCCTCATTATCACGGCATTCTTTTCAATGTTCCCCAAGCTTTGATAGATGGCTATGACTCGGATGTGCCCGGCTGTCATCCCTTGTTGGCTTCCCATTGGAAATATGGCTTTGTTTTTGTTGGGTATGTATCTGAAGAAACATGTTCGTATATCACTAAATACGTTACGAAATCTATCAATGGCGATAAGGTGCGCCCGCGTGTTGTTTCTTCTCTTGGCATTGGTTCTAATTATCTTGATACCGAGGAATCCTCTTTGCATAAATTAGGTAATCAGCGTTACCAGCCTTTTATGGTTTTGAATGGTTTCCAGCAGGCTATGCCACGGTATTATTATAATAAAATATTTTCTGATGTTGATAAGCAAAATATGGTTGTTGATCGTCTTATTAATCCTCC